AAGACGAGTCTTTCGTACATTGCTTTGTCTGATAAATTTACAGAAATAGGATGATTAGTGCTTATAAATGGGACAAAAACTGGAGTAAATTCTTTTTGTTTTCCAAAAATTTCTCTTACACTAAGAGTATCGGTTATACCTGTAAGCTGTTTTATTTGTCCATCATCAAGAACAGCATTTTCCTTGGTATCACTAAGAATACCAAATCTGCAATTTTCTAATTGACAAATCTCCGTGGAATGCGAACCGCCAGTTTTTTTGGGGCCTTCTAAAACTACACTGTTGTCCATTGCTACAGCATAATACATAAGAACATCCTTGATAGTATTCAGCAACATACTTTTACCATTATATCCGTGAGGGCCATATAAAATAATAAACATTTTCTTTTTAGGATTGCCCTGTGTCGCATATCCTATACACCACTTCAAATAATTATACATATCTTCGTTCCTCCCATTTTCTTCGGAAGTAATTTCTCTTACAAAATTGTCAAAATCAGACGAATCAGCATTTGGATCAAACTCAGTATCTATAGATTTTGTTATATTATCTTCAGGAACCGACGGTCTTAATTCTCCGGAAAAAAGATCAACCATGCCATTTTTAACAGAAAGAAAATGTGGATGGATATCTTTAATTTTGGAAAATTCTGTATCTCTGATAAGAGGCTTTATGAATCTTACAATACTTTGTATCATCATACCATCATTTAATCTTGTTATAATTTTTTGAGCAAGTACTATATTTTCTTCTGTGCTTGATGAATCAAGATCTGAATTAGAACATGCTGCTTTGTATTTTCTTAGAACTCTTACAACCGTCATGACTAATAATCGTTCAATAAATGAATAATCATCTTCTTGCCACAACTTTCCATTCCAAAAATAACTCATTCCATTCTTGATATCATTTATCCATTTTATTCTTTTTGGATAAAGATACATTTTTTGAAATAAATTCGATATCCCCATTGCCCCGTTATTGATACAGTCTTCGATCACAGTATGTTCTATTTCAAAAGTATTATCACAATGGACCCGTTCAAATGTTAAATTCTTTTCAGAAGACACATTGCCGATGATTTTAATGATTTTTTTATTTTTGGAATCTACGCAATTTCCAGAATGACAGCCTACGCAAATTAAATTATCAAAAACATACACAAAAAAACCTATTTGATCGTGAAAAATATTTAGGTCTTCGCTGCAAAAACAAGGCTCTGTGCGGTCACTGTAATTGAACTGGATAAAGCCAGACCCGTCTTCTTTGCCTTCATCAGCTGTAGGATGAATAATTTTTATTTTGTTTCTAATTTCTTTAAGAGATTCTTCTGTAATTATGTCAGATGTTTTTTTGATATTTTTGATATTTTTAAATAATGTGTCGCCTTGTTCAAATGAGTCTAAAATTATATGGTTTTTCTCTATATTTGTAATAAGATATTCCATGATATTTACCCCTCTTTCTTCTTCAAAAGGAACTAACTCGCTAATTTTACAATGTCCCACCATTCTTATATTTTGTGTTTTTTTATAAACCGACTTGTCAATGATATTTTCACTGAAACGAGAATGACATTTTTCTCTTAATTTAGTAGCTAAGAATGCTGCTTGATTTGCATTCAAAAATACTATAGCTGGATGAGTTGAAATAACCATATGATAAGAAAATTTATAACGATCATCTTTGGCTCGATGACAAGTTGCAAAATATATATCTCTTTCGTTTAATTCAAAATCAAAATCATCTTTGAAAACCTGGATTAAAAGTACTTTGATGTCTTCTTTTACTTTAAATGGGTCAAGATCAGGAAATTCATCTTTAAACCATTCTATATCAAGATAAGGTTTTACTTTAGCAGGAGCAACGATAAGCTCATTGCAAATATTCTCATTCGGAGGAAGATTATTTAAAACTTTAAGAGCTGCACCCCAGTTATCAAATGACCCATACTTCATATAACCCTGTGAAAAGTTAGCTTTTCCAATGTAGTCAGTTTCCCTAAACTTTTCAGGGACCAAAACAAGCTTCTTAACTATCTTTAAATTTGCAGCAGGAGTATTACCAGACATTTAAATTAATATCAAAATAAATTTTTAACTCGGGAAAATTTTTTTTTCTTTGGAGTAATATAATTATTACTCCAAAGAAAAAATTGAGTATTTATCGGATAAATACTCAATTTTTATACAATCAATATTTTTTTCATTCACATTATACTCATACCAAAAGTATTTCTCATCTATATTTTAAACTATAAGATTTTACCAGGGTTCTTGGAACGGTGTATACTAATCAATTGAATATTTTTTTATTCTTTGAATACTATATCATGGATTCTAAAGAGAATTTTACTTATTTATCAGTTATTTTAATTTTATCAATTATTTTATTTTTCCATACATTTTCTATACAGAAAGAAAATTTTGCCGAATTTGATACAGCGGAAAATTCGCGAGATATGCGAGATACAAAGTACCAAGAAATGATGTGTTTACTGAGAAGGACTACAGATGAAAATAAGCGGTGTGCAAGTATCCCAGGCCTGAATGAAAGACCTCACAATGATAATTGTTGTCCTAAGAATTTTAAAGATTTTTAAAATAATTTATAGTATTATATGGATTCCATTATTACAAAAGAAACTCTAAATAAATACACTTGGTATTATATTTCAGAAGTATTTGAAGCTATGATAGCTCTTACTATTTACAGAATGCTCACAGTAAAAGATCATTTTAATTTTCTTTTAATTTTGAAGGGGTCTTTGATAATTGGAGCAATTACTACTTTTCTTGAAAATTATAACCCAACTTATAGTAAAAGCGTGAAATCCGGCGCAATGGTAGCTATAGGAAGTAATCTAGTTAAAAATGTTTAAATTTCAATTTATTTTATAATAAAATATTTTATTATAAAAAATATTAATTTGTCGATCCAAATCCTTTCGAACCTCTTGCAGTAGATGATCTCTTAAATTCTTTAACTAATTTAAATGATACTTCCCCTAGATCAGCTCGGGCCAATTGAACATAGCGTTCTCCTTTTTTAACAGTGAAATCCACGTCCCCAGTATTATGCAGTGCTGCTTTGAGAGGTCCAGTGTATCCTTGGTCAATTAATCCGACACCATTAGCAAGACGAAGTGGTGTTTTAGAAATAGATGACCGGGGATACATGTTGTAACTATGATACTTAAAAAATCCTTTTAACTGACAACTAATTCCAAGGTTAATCAATCGAGTTTCTCCTGGATGAATAATTTCATCTTCTGCAATGAAGAGATCCAGACCTGAATCCCCGGAATGATACGTTGAATGTTTGATATACAATTCTTTCACTGAATTATTTTTTGGTTTAAGTAAAAATTTCATATGTTTATTAATATATAATATAGTTATTTCTTTAACATTAAAAAAATTGAATATTTTTTTATATTCCACAGTAAAATTAAAAATGATCAATTCATATATTACTCAAGTTTACTTTGAAATAATCAAAAAATCTCAACCTTCTGGGTATGTATTTGAATCAGAATATAACACCGGATCTAGTATTTATGATTCAGAATATCACTGTAAAGATGATACTAATACTCTTTATAGTCTTAACAGTGATATCCAAGAAGATAACGAATCATATTATTCATTATCTGATTTTGATGAATATGAATTTGAAATCAAAGAAACATCGAATGACCAAATTCTAGATTATTACTATAATTTAGATGATATCATCGAGAATTTTGTAAAAGATATGCGCAACTTAAATATTGTCATCACTAAAGAAGCATATAATGATGACAATATTTGTGATTTCCAAAAAAACTAAATAAAAACCTAAAAAAACTTAAAAAACTAAATAAAAACCTAAAAAAAACTAAATAAAAACCTAAAAAACCCCAACAAATTTGTTGGGGTTTTTTGATGTACTATGATTATTTTCATTTTATTTAGAAATCTTCATCCATTGAAAATACCATTTTATCTTGCGTAGTATCTGCACCAGCCTTAGAATAATTAGTCACGCGATTCTCGAAAAAATTTTGCTTGTTTTCCAGGGAAATGTAATCCATAAATGAAAATGGATTCTTTGAATTAAATAATTTGTTGTATCCTAATTCAACTAACCAGTAATCTACAACAAATTCAATGTATTGTATCATTAACTTAGCATTCATTCCGATCAAACTTACAGGTATAGATTCTGTTATAAATTCTTTTTCAATAAGATAAGCTTCTTTGAAAAGCGCGTGAACCATCGCTTCTGGTAATTTCTGTTCCAATTTCGAATAAAGTAAAACGCAAGTTCTGCAATGCATTGCTTCATCTCTGCTGATAAATTGGTTAGATAAACTTAGCCCTGGCATAAGTCCTCGTGTTTTAAGCCAGAAAATTGCGCAAAAACTTCCAGAAAAGAAAACTCCTTCGATTACTCCAAAAGCAAGAATTCTCTCGGCAAATGAACTATCACTATTAACCCATTTCAATGCCCAGTCTGCTTTTTTCTTTACAATACTATTTGTTTCTATAGAGTTAAATAACTTCAATTTTTCTTGAGAATCTGTGATATACGTTTCGATGAGTAGACTATACAGCTCACTATGCACTGCCTCGATAAGAAGTTGTGTAGCATACAAATTACGCGCTTCGGGAATTTGGATTTCATTATAAAAATTTATAGCAAGATTTTCATTGACAATGCCATCGCTACTTGCAAAAAAAGCTAAAATATTTTTAAGAAAGTATCTTTCATTGTCATTCAATTTTTCTTTCCAATCGAACGTGTCTTGTGTAAGATCACATTCTTCAACAGTCCAAAAACTTGCCAGAGACTCTTTATATAATTTATAGATATCAGGATATTTAATAGGGAATAACACGAATCTCTGAGGATTTTCGCGTAGAATTTCTTCTTTGGAAGGATCAAAAGAAAATTTGGATGGACTTGTCATTTATATACAATGTTATTATTTCTTTAACTTGATTTTATTTCAAGATAAAGTTTAACTAAATCTGCTTTACCAAGAGAATTTTGTCTTACAGTATCAGTCGAAATACTATAGTCTATCTGTTTCAGTCTATTTATCAATATTGATACTGGTATTTTACTTTTTATAAAATGGAATGATTTTGGTCTAAGAGAAATCAAGTTTTCTATAAAGATTTCTCCGCATTTGCTGCCAAAAGCCTTTATAGCAAAATCAAACTGAGATAATTCTGGGACTGTTGGTTGGTTTTTGGAATCTTTTGCCCCATATTTAATAAACACGAAATCATCACAAACTGTCGGTAAAATAATTTTACTTCTAGGAACTTCTTTTCTTTCCCAAATTTGGAAGCAACATTTAGCATTCATATTTGGTGTAAAACAACCATTTTCTGGAAGATCTCTTGATGAATGCAAATGAAAATTTAAATTTAATTTATTTTGAATACTTGTTCTTTTGAATATTCGAGGAATGATAAAAGCAATAATATCAGCAAATTTAGTAGAATGATTGAAAAAATTTATTGCTAGACTTGAAACTCGTCCAAATGGGGGATTTCCTATAATAATTACAATTTCATTGTTTCTAGAACGACAATATTCATAATCGAAAAAATCCATTTTTTCGATTCCTGGAAACTTTGGTTCAAGATCAATGCCAATTCGGGTATTTTCTGGGAGCAATTTAAAAAATGACCCTGTACCAGCACTTGGTTCTATAAAAATTTTTTGACTTTTAATTTTATCAGTAAAATCAAGAAGTTCAGTATAGCATTCTTTGGCTACTTCTTCTTTTGTATAAAATTGATCTAATGGTGCCATTATGATTTAGAATAAAATATTTTTTAACTGCTTTAAGTACACAAAAAAACCCCTAAACAGTTTTTTTGTTTAGGGGTTTTTTAGTTTTTGTTTAGGGGTTTTTTAGTTTTTGTTTAAGGGTTTTTTAGTTTTTGTTTAAGGGTTTTTTAGTTTTTTCAGAGGAAATTAACTCGTGTGCTATATTAGATTTTATAATGTTTTCTTCGGTAAGCCAAGCTAAGTAATCAGAATAATCGATTTCAATGTGTTCTGAAGAAACTTTTCCAATAAATTCATCATATTTTCTTTTTCTGTTAACGTTTATGTTATTCATTTTTATTTTTTAGATATATTAAATAAAAAATTCAATTTTTTATAAAAAAAGTTATAAAATATGAAAAAATACTTGATGCTAATGAAATACCTAAACTAGTAAATAATACTATAGTTATAGTTTCTGAAATACTATTTTTAAGATTACTTTCATCTCTAATTGAATTATCAGCAATGATTATAAAGTGAGCAATTATATAAAATATAGCAATACATGAAATACTTGCTATATAAATATTTATAACTACCATTACTCTTGAGTATTTTTTTCTTTTTAACTGATACTTCAGTATTGTCGAAGTAAATTTAGTACCACACGTCGAGTCTTTGCGCACAGCTGAAAAATGTCCAATGATATTTTATTTTCGAAAATAAATAGTAAATGCTTTGATTCTTTCAAATACTGTTTTTTTACTAAGTTTTACTAAATTACTACCTTGATTTTTAAAAAGTAATTCTTTTTTATAAATAGTATAACTTACACCATTGTCTAATAAAAATTCTATTATGTCTGTAAAATTGAAATCTATAGCTATTCTGATAGGTTCATTTTTATACGTGTTAACATTTGCCCCACCATTTACAAGACTTTTAACAATTTCTAAATTTCCAAGAAAAACAGATTGTATAAGTGCTTCTGAATTAGGTTCTGCGCCCAAAGATAAAAGATATTTTACAATTGAGTAATTATCCATGCTTACTGCAAGGTAAAGTGCATTATCAAGATAAATAGATATATTGATATGATTTGCTACAAGAAATTTTAATATATCTATAAGATCATTTGTAATCGAATAATTTATCATGTCTTTTATAGAAATAGTAGTATTTTCATCTGATTTATATTTGGTTAAATAAATTTCATCCCCCATTTAATATTTACAAATAAAATAAATTTCTTATTTTATTCTAAAAATAAAATATATATTTTATTTTTTTTTCTTTTGATAAAGTATAATGGATTTTTGTAAACATTCTGAACTATTTGGCCAAGTAGGAAAAGACTTACACTCTTATAGAGTTTTTGACATTGCTGTGGTTGACGTATTGGCAACTGTTTTAAGTGCTTATCTAATTGTTAGATTGCTTCCACAAAATATATTGGCTAAACTTCCTGGTAATAATCCGTTTCTTACTGTATCCATTTTGTTATTTGGTCTAGGTATCATTTCTCATCGTCTCTTTTGTGTTAGATCCACAATTGATAAGCTATTATTTCCATGAGCAACAAAAACTTAAATTTTTTATATAATTTAAGTTTTTTTACTGTCAGTTTCTGATACAAAGGTTAAAGAAATAAAATAATTATATTAAAAGAATGGATTATGTGGAGCAGAAAGCTGATAGAAAACAACGACGTATAGGAAAAAATATATCAAATATAAAAAGTATAATGCAGGTTCATGCAGAAAAAATGAATTATTTTGAAAATTTACAAAATGTTATTCTTGTAAAAAAACAGAAATTATTAAAAAATGATAAGAATAATTTAGATTTACAAGAAGAAATTGATAATATTATTGAAAGAAAAGAAGAAATAGAATATCATCTTAATACTGCTCATATAATAAGTGATTTCGTGGATTTAGAAAATACTTCTGATGAAAAAAGTATATTTCAAGAAACAAAAATTTTATCAGAATACAATTACAAGCGTAATGAATTGATAGGTGATTACTTTAATGCAATCAGAGAAGAAAGACCCAGTCTTAATATAAAAGAAGATCGACCAACTATAAATATATGCAAACACTGTATTATAGAAATGATAGAGAGTTCCGAAGGATTTGTCTGTATTAAGTGCGGATTTTGCGATTCGTCAACATATATTAGCAATATTCCATCTTATAAAGATTCTCAGGAATACGAGAAAAAAATAGTCATAGATTATAAGCGTATAAATTACTTTGCCGAATGGCTCAATCAAATACAAGCTAAAGAACAAACAGAAATTCCAGAAGGTTTAACAGATTCATTAATTCTAGAATTTAACACTGAAAAAATAACTGACATGAGAAAATTAGATATTATAATTATGAAAAGGTTATTAAAGAAAATTGGATATTCTAAATTCTATGAACATATTCCTTTGATTATATATAATTTTTCAGGTATTAGACCCCTTACTATACCATCTTCGATAGAAAACAGGTTAAAATTTATGTTTAATGAAATTCAAATCCCATGGGAAACATATAAAGATAAGGCTAGAAAAAACTTTTTTAGTTACCCTTATATACTATATAAATTTTTTGAAATATTAGAAATGCGTGATTTTTTACCATATGTTACATTTCTTAAATCAAGAGATAAATTATATAAACAAGATATTGTTTGGAAAAAAGTAATATCAGAATTAATTAATGATCAAAAACGTGGAGATACTGATAAATTATATGATATACAATGGAGATTTATTCCAAGTGTGTAAAAGATTAAAAAAATAATTTCAAGTAAAATAATACAATTTTATTTGAAATTGTATTGTAATGAGTAAGATAGTAAAAATTGGAGACAGCGAATACAACCTGGATCAAATTGCTAATGCATTGAAGAATAATACTAAAAATTTAGAAAAGGAAAAAGATCAACAAGAATTTGTAAAATTACTGATGATCTTTTTATTATTTAGATACTTTATCATTTGCAGACTTCTGTCGAACCAACGTGGGATCGTCCAAGGTCTTTATATTTTTTTCACAATGAGTTTAGCTACTTTGATTTCACAAGTATAAAATAAATATTGTTTTATTTTTTAGGTTTTTTATTGATTGTAAATTTTGTTCCTTTATGAGTTGATACGCTAGAAGTATAAGCACTTCTAGAAGTGCTAGTATACATAGAATTATTTGTAGCCCATATTTCTGGGCTACACATTTTAAATTTTGGATCATCATGTAGTTCACCGCGATAGTAAAATACTTGATCTTCCAATTTATTACTTTGCGACGTGTTATCAATGACTAAGCAATTATAGTCGGAAGTACAAGCGTCTAAGACTTTTTCAAAAAAAGCCATACTTGGGAACATTCCAGCATAATTCTTATAAATTTTCTCTCTGTCAGAAAAATTATTGTTTTTAAGAATAAAGGTATAATCTATATTTGTTCGCATAGCAGGGGGTAGACCCATAGGAGATTGCATCGTAAGTATATATAGTATCTTGAAGTGCCTACCATTAAAGAAAATTTCTTTAATAGATTCATCTTTCGACCAACTACTAGAGTCGCTGAGACAATCATCAAATAATAAAAACGCATTAGGATTTCTCCAATTTTTATCAATAGCTTTTTGTTGTCGATCAAATATCTTCGTAAGAATTTCTGGGGAGTACTTTTTATGAATAAACATTCCTGGTATAAATTTATCATAAAAATGTGTTAAATTATCTGTATGGGATATCACTGTACCAACAGGGATATCCCGTTTGTGGTACAGTATGTCTTTAACAAGAACACTTTTTCCTGTATTACGCTTTCCTAAAAGAACTATTATACTTTCTCTGGGAACTTTTTTCATATTGAATGGTTTCAAATTTATTTCTATGTCTTTTTTGCCTGACATTGTTAATTTAATATTACGAAATAAAAATTATTTCGTAATATATCGTGGTTTTATTAAAATGGGGCAATACCTGTCAAAACTTCTTCTGAAATACTTCCTTTAAGCCCATTAATATAGATAGTCAATAAACTAACTAAAGTAACGATGAAAATTGAATTAATATAATCGGATTTATCTGCTTCTTTGCCACTTAATTTTGTTGTAACAAATGTAAAAACAATACTTAATAAAATTGCTAAAATGATGATGCTGTAGCTATTTTTAAAGTAAACTAAAAAAGAACTCATTTATATTATAATTTTATAGAATAAATAAATAAATCTGAACAAACTTACTTTTATTTATTCACTATCAGAAAAGAAATTTGCATCATCAATGCGGTTTTGAATATTAGGAACAGCTTCGTCTTCTTTATCAGCTAAAAAAAATATTTTTTTATTGATACTATTTCCCATAAATCCTGTAGGAGTTTCATCCACTGACCTACCAGAAGTTACTTCTAGATCAGGTCTTTGATCTTCATGTTTTTCAAAAAGACTGCCAGGGATATCATCATTAGGATAATTATTTTTATCTTCAAAATGTTCTCCTGCGGGTTCTTTCATAAATAAATCTTCTTTCCCGTGAAGATCTTCTTCGCTTGAAACACTTTCATTTCCAGTGTCGTCGCTTTTGTTTGAATGATGGCTTGAAATACTTTCATTTTCAGCTACAATATCATCTTCAATCGTCTCTTTTATATCATCTAGACCTATATCTATAAGATAACTTTCTATGATATCTTGAATAGGAATAAGATCCCGGATAGTTTTCTCTATAGATATACCAATTATATTTTTACTTCTTTTAACATTTCTTTGTATTTCAGAAACTTCCATACAAGTTTCGCGATCATCCATTAAATAAGGATCTTGATACATTTGTCTGGCAGTTTCTACATAGGCTTTGTGAATAAAAATTACAGCTGTAGGCACCTTGATATCTATTTTTTTCGATTTACCCATATGGATAGATGATAACACTTTAACATTTGCTACAAATACAGCATCTATAAGGCCGTTGATATACGATTCGTCAGCTTTACGAAGAATACGTTTAAATTCCTTGTCTATAATATCAGTATTCCAACGGATAACAGAACAAAGTTTTTCTTGGAAAGATTTTAAAACCAGATCATTTTTCCGGCATGAATCAAAAATCGATTTGATTCCTTCATAAATAAATGGTGCTAAAAGATCAATCAATTGATCTGTATATAGGTTTTTCGCGGCTACCACAGATGCGCCAGAATCTTCCATAATATTCTTATTTATTTTGATTTTAAAAAACTTTTTTTAACGAAATTTTATTTATTATCTTCGATTTGCTGGAGGAGTCGCGCGTCTAGAACTTACAGGAGGAGATGTCCTCGAACTTACCTCCGATACTGATAGTATTTCAATAGGGATAAGGGATTCTTTAATAGGCTCGTTTCTTTCTTTAATAGTGTCTCTAATTTTTTGATTAAAAGCCTCAACATTGTCAATTTCTAATTCTTTTGGCGTAACTATATCTTTTACGATTTCATTATTTTCAGTATTTAGTAAATTACTATTTTTAACACGTTCATTAAGAATTCTGTCTTGTTCCTTGTCAAGTTCTTTTTTATCTGATTCTTCTTTTTCTCTTATTTGTTTTTTTTCTAAAGTTCTTGCTGCTTCAAGAGCAATATTTTTTTCTACCAGTTTTTTTTGAATTTTTTCAAGTTCAAAAGCTTTCCTGTTTTCTTCTTCTTGAAAAATTCTTAACATATTTTCATCATCAAATGCTTTTATTTTATTCTCCATATTTTCTAAAGAAGCTGATAATTCATTTTCTTCATCATTTTTTACTTTAGAAATTTCCTGTGATTCAAATGATTTTAACTGTTTTTCCAGATCATTATTGACTTCGGTTTTACAAACAGTGACATACTTTCTTCTCGACATATTCTTAATATCATATAAATTTATTTAATTATCATAAAACAATCGAAAAAAAATATATGATAATATATATACAAAGTATATATGCCGATAAAATGCGAAGGCGGAGATAAATTCCCTAAAAAAATGCGCGAATATCACTTAGCTTGTATCAATTTAAAAATCCTCATGAATTTAAAACCTTCTCATAAAAATTTCATACGAGATGTAACCAAGGTTTTACCATTTGCTACAAAAAATTTTAATTTACAACACAAATTAAATAAAAAAAACTTTTTCGAAAAAGAAATTGAACAATATTTTGTACAAAATTTTGAAAATTGTAAAAACTATTTACTATGGAAAAAGACAATAAAAATAAAATAATATACTATTTGATAAAGTTTTATTGAAAATTTTCGACGAGACCGTCTCGTTGAAGTGAATTTAATCCGATTCTGAAATTGATACCGTACGTCGAGTCCTTGCACACAGCCGAAAATACCCAATTGTGTAGGCCTTTCTGAATTCTACGTGCTGCTTTAGTTCTTCTTAGATAATTATTCTTCGTTCTTAACTGGATTCTTTTGATACAACTGTATCTTCTGATATCAAAATCGATTTCATTGAAAGATAGTTTGTCGACTGAAGTCAAATTATTTCCATAGTAATTAAAATAAATTAAACCTATAGGCAAATTCTCGATTACTTTAATTTGACAATTTCTGCAACTAAACTTAGTTAGCCCTTTAGGCAAATTCTCGATTACTTCGATTCGATTACCGTTGCAACCAAATCCAGTTAAACCTTCAGGCAAATTCTCGATTACTTCGATTTGATTGCCGCTGCAACGAAATTCAGTTAAACTTTCAGGCAAATTCTCGAGTACTTCGATTTGATTACCCCAGCAATCAAAATTAGTTAGCCCTTCAGGCAAATTCTCAATTACTTTAATTCGATTACCGCTACAATAAAATTCAGTTAAACTTTCAGGCAAATTCTCGATTACTTTGATTTGACAGTGTAGGCAACTAAAAATAGTTAAACTTTCAGGTAAATTCTCGAGTACTTCGATTTGATTACCGCCGCAATAAAATACAGTTAAACTTTCAGGTAAATTCTCGATTACTTCAATTTGACAGTTCCAGCAACTAAAATTAGTTAAACTTTCAGGTAAATTCTCGATTACTTCAATTTGACAGTTCCAGCAACTAAAATTAGTTAAACTTTCAGGTAAATTCTCGATTACTTCGATTCGATTACCGTTGCAATTAAATACAGTTAAACTTTCAGGTAAATTCTCGATTACTTCAATTTGACAGTTCCAGCAATCAAAATCAGTTAAACTTTCAGGCAAATTCTCGATCACTTTAATTTGATTACCACTGCAATCAAAATTAGTTAAACTTTCAGGTAAATTTTTGATTACTTCGATTCGGTTGTTTCCACAATAAAATTCAGTTAAACCTTCGGGTAAATTCTCGATTACTTCGATTCGGTTGTTTCCACAATAAAATTCAGTTAAACCTTCGGGTAAATTCTCGATTACTCCAAGGTTTTTCCGAGACAAGTCAAGTTTAGTCATCATTTATTATTTTATAAAACTATTTCTTTAAATAATCATTTTACTGTATATCTAGAATAAGTCTTGTGAGAAAATCCAAATATTTTTATAAATGTAAATATAAATGAATACTTACATAATTAATCTCGATAAAGATAAAGACCGTCTGATTTCTATCCAGACACAGATATCTAGAGAAAAAATGGGAAATTTTATCAGAGTCCCTGGAATTTTAGGAAAAAAAACTATACCAGAAGATCTGAAAAAGTTTATAAATTATTCTAAACTTAAATATCAACCACCCGGATTAGTAGGATGCGGTCTTTCGCATATCAATAGTTGGAAAACATTTTATGAAAGCGGAAAAGATTACGCCCTTTTTCTTGAAGATGATGCTGAACTTCAAATTGGATTCAGAGAAAAATGGAAAAATTATTCAAAAGACATCCCAAAAGATTTTGATGTAATATATCTTGGCGCATTTATAGGAAGTAATATAGATAAAAAATACAGTTTTGACTATTCGATGATGAAAATGCTCAATCTAAATTCCGTAAAAAAAGTAGAAAAAATTAGTGATAATATATTTGTTCCTGCATTACCACTTGCTATGCACGGTTATATATTATCAAGAAAAATGGCAAAGTATTTATTGGGTGCTTTTGAAAAAGACAAACTTAATTGGCATATAGATTTTCAAATTCTTAGGTATCTAAAAAATAAAAACAGTTATGCTGTATCCCCATCTCTTATTTCTCAAAAAGATATAGATATAAATACATCTACCAATGCAAATTTTTCATTTCCAAAAAGTATTAACAAGGTTTTAACTGTTAAGGATTCTGAAGGAATACCCATGAATTACAAATTAAGTCTTCCACACTTCGAAATACACGAAACCCCGATAAATGGATACACGTATATATTTTTTATATTTGGAATGCTTAGCGGAATAGGCAAAGAAGACCCGTTAAAATTAATAATAATCTTTATATCATTTTTTATATTTGACGGCATCATTACTAATTCGCTCTGTGATAAAACTAACACTAAAAATTTTTTATTAATATTATCATTTGGTTTAATAGGGAATTTAGCTGGTAATTTAGTAAGATTCTTGGTTTAATTGGTAAATTTCAATATTAAAAAATTTACATAATTCTTCTGTTTTACAGATATCTTTATATACATTGTCATATACGATTTTTTTTTATTTTAGTAGCTGAAATTAATTTTAAACAGGATCCACAAGGAGAATGTGAACAATATAACACAGAATCCTCGAATTTACTTTGAGAGTAAAGTATAGCATTTTACCACATTATATAAGGGTTTATCAGGGTTCTTGAAGCGGTAGATTAAAGTTAAAAAAATAAAATGTAAATAAGTAATGAAGGAAATTAAAATTGACGTGGACTTAAAAGATCTAAATAAAAGATTTTATGTATTTAGCGTAGAAGATTATGAGAATTCTGGAGGTCTGCGTGATCTTATATTTTTATGTGATACAAAAGAAGAATACAAATATTTTATTGATGCGTACGGAGGAGAGAGAGGCATTGACATATTAGATAAGCTCGAAGCTAGGTATTTTGAATACGAAGGTTAAAAAGAAATGAAGGAAATCGATATCAACGGACACGGTTGTTACTATTAAAAAAATCTTAAAAAGTTATTTTAATAGAAAAAATTAACTGGATAATTTGTATCTAAATTTAGATCTTTGATTACCTGTTTTTTAGATAATCTTTTTTACTAGATTTTATATAATAATGATCACCAAGTTCTTCTAATACTTTTTTTAAATTATTTACTGACAATTTATTATCACATATTTTTTTATAATCATAAAATATCTTTTTACTTATTTCATAAAAATTCTGAAATTAAAATGTTATCAACACATTCCATGATTAATTAATTATCTTTTTAAATCTAGCACCAGTAAATAGCAAAAAAAATTGATTTATATTTTATATATCTAAGAATAATCAAATATGCAAGCAAACCAAATATTTTATGAACTCATCTGGCCTTACGGTAAGAAAGACAATCTCGAAAATGCGAAAACTGTCATCGAGAATATAAAAACCCAAGAAGATTACTATACTGTAGTGTCTAGATGTATTGGTTATAATTCAAAAGTAATTCTTAAATTAGTTACGCAAAATCAAAAATTTGAAGAATTTAAAAACTTTATCAAAAATAACCAGACTAAGCATTCCGGGCAAAAACTTGAAACAATGAAAGAAAGATTAATCAATCAAAGTTTAAAAAGCGGAGATCCTGAAATATTTCAAATATTCTACAATTTATTTGATATGACAATCACCGTTCCCGAATACAGTGAAATTTCTGATATAGTCTACTACAATGAAGACTTTATCAATACAAAAACAAACATCGTCTATTTATTAGATTTTGAAAGACCGGACGGGTTTCCTGTATCTCACTTCGAAAATGTTATCACTTCTTTAAGAAATGTTAAAAATGCTGGTATAGACCTTATTTACAACATTTACAACGAAGAATACTCTGATTTGATTCAAAGATTCAACACAGTACGAAAATGCGAGTTAACAAAACAGGAAGAAGAAATAATTCAAAAATTCTGCATTGAATACTGTAATTTTTATAATACAGAATTTAATGAAATAATCGACGAGATTCAAAAGTATAAAGAGATTACTTCAAAAAGCGATTGTTGGGGAATCCTATACAATTACATTGGACGAGAACCATCGCGTTGTGAAATAGATGCCTTATGGGATCACGCTTGCTAACTTAAAAAAAAGAAAAAACTAAAAACTTAAAAAAAGAAAAAACTCCTAAACAATTTGTTTAGGAGTTTTTTTGATGTACTTTGTAAAAGATGATAATCATAATTAATTAAACTACAAATCGTGTCCTTTAACTGTTAAACTTAACAAGTTCAATATTAAAAAATTTACATAATTCTTTAGTTTTAGATATATCTTTATATTCAATGTTGTAAACAATTTTTGTTATTTTAGTAGCTGAAAGCAACTTTAAACAATCATTACACGGACTGTGAGTAATAAATAGTATCGAATCTTCAAATTTACTTTGAGCGTACAAAACAGCATTTGTTTCTGCGTGTATTACGAGTTGTTTTATCCTAGTGCGATCTGTCCAATCGATAATATTGTCATCGAGACCGCTTTTTACTGAATTATAACCTGTGCTAATGATCCTATGGTCTTTTGATGAAACTAAAACTGCACCTACTTGCAATTTTGGGTCTTTGCTGCGTAATTTAACAGAATGTGCAATACCTATAAAATACTCGTTCCAGCTAATCATAATATTAATTATTCTTTTTTACTTTTTAAGTAAAAAAGTTATTCTATAATTTGAGGAAAATTTAATTTTCCATATTCTCCAAAATATTTCAAAGTTGCAATGTCTCTAGCTTTTGCAGCTTCTATTTCATCTGTAAAAGATCCTAGATAATAACGTTTTGAATCATAATATATGCATGCAACCCATTTTTTATTTTTTTTATGAGAATGAACACCTATATATTTTGATAGTCCGCCCCCTATTCTATTCATATTATTTTGATGAGCTGTAATAATTCTTAAATTTTCCTTTCTATTATCATATGTATTACCGTTTATATGATCGACTACATTATTTCCATGATAATTCATTATATATCTCGATAAGTTTGTTAAAATTCCATTGATTCTAACTCTTGGATATTTATTTCTAATTTGCCAGTTATATTTTATGATATCATAAAATATTTCTTCATCTATAATTATTTCTGTTTCTTTTACTTTAAAAAAACAGAATCCATTTTCATTAAATTCTTTAGGAATAGCTAAAAGTTTATTTTGTTTATCTTCATTGTATTCTTTTTCAGCTATTTGTCTAGCCTTGACAGCTTCCTCGCAAGTATTAAATGTCCCAAGATGTTTCTTTATCTTGTTAATACCTATAAATGCAACAAATTTATTTGTACCTTTTTGTATAGAAATTCCCAATGGTAAATCATATTTTTTTTTCGTCTGAAATTCCCATCTTATAAAATTTTCAGGTTTAACTATATTATTTTTAACATTTTTTAATCCAAATTCATCAATCCATAAATTATAATGAAATCCTGCCCATTCTTCATTATCATAAAAAGCTGACAGAGTTTTAGACCCTACTTTAGTAGAAACTTTCCAAATGGGTGTTCCTGTACCAATTGCGGCAGAAATTATCGATACACCTGTATATTTGCTGGAACAATTCTCTTTCTTTTTTTTATTTCTTGAATTTTCAGTAAATGTAATAATTCTTAAATTTTCTCGAGTATTATCCATAGAGTTATTATTAATATGATCTACAACATTTTTATCAGGAATAATATTTTTTAAAATCTCAATTATCACGAATCTATGCAAACTCCAACTTTTTCCATTGATTGTACTTTTTGCATAAGTATTAGCTTTATACCATTTATATTTATTTAAAAGTTGATAGTCTTCATTTGATACAATAGTATAGTCTATAATATCTCCAAGTCTGTTTTTTAAAGGAATCTGCATTTATATAATTATTATTTTATCTATTTAACTCGAAAATACTAATCTATTTTATTAATAAATTAGTATTTTTTATTTAATTACCCTGAACACATCGTGCATTCATCCTTATTTTCTAAACTGCAATACAGTGTAGCAGTATCTTCTGGAGTAATTTCGATTTTCTTTTCGTTCCTATTTTCTTTTGATACCGTGAATTGCACAGGTTTCGCAATACTTTTCGTCCTCAAATAATACATTCCCGTTTTCAAGCCAGCCTTCCAAGAATACATGTGCATACTACTGATTTTCGCGATACTGGGTTCAGTGACGAACAAATTCAACGACTGCGAATGATCAATAAATAATCCTCTATCACTACTATAATCTATAAGAACTCGTTGAGAAATTTCCCATACAGTTTTATATAAGTCCTTGATATTCTTTGGAATACTTTCAATCTTTTGAATACTTCCTTGGTGGAAGATAATTAATTCTTTCATTTCATTATTCCAAAGACCGAGTTTAATAAGGTCAAATATTAAGTAATTATTGATAACCGGGAAATCTCCGCTTAAAGTATTTCTTATCATGAAGTTGTTACTGATTGGCTCATTGCTCTCGAAATTTCCCAATATCTGAGCGGTCGATGCGGTGGGAGGCTGGGCTGAAATCATGCTATTTCTAAGACCATATTTAATTACACTTTCTTTCAAAGCGTCCCAATCGTAATTAAGAGAAGGATCTTCATTTTCAATACCCCACATATTATGTTGGAAAATACCTTCACTTGAAGGACTCCCTTTAAAGGAGTCGTATGTCCCGTGGATTTTAGCAAGTTCATTGCTTTTTTTGAGCGCGTAGTATTGAATGGTTTCATAGATTTTAAAATTTAATTCTTTTGCCCCAGCACTCTCAAAGGGTAGCTTCATCTCGAAGAACGCATTCTGAAGTCCCTGAATTCCCAGGATGATAGGCCTTGATCTTTTATTAGAAACTTCTGTTTCAGGCACAGGGTAAAAGTTCACATCAATAACTTTATTTAAATTTACTACAGCTACTCCAACAATTTCACCTAATTTTTTAAAGTTGAAAAATGGCTCGCCTTTCGAATTAAATTCAACGAATTTTTTTACACTCAAAGTCGCAATGTTGCAACAGGCTATTTCCTCCTTAGTCGACTTCAACATGACTTCGGCACAATTACCTGCAAGTATTCCATTAAATACCCCCATTCCTTTTTTAGGTTCTGTGAAACAATAAGTATCTGAAATTCTACCTAAATTGACAACTGAACTAACAAAGACTGGTACTACTTTATCGCATTTTTTAATTGGAGCTCCAAAATTGATTCCAAGAAAGTAAAGTCTAGAAATAACAGATTCCGGTAAAATTAACTTGAATATGCTAGAACTTTCTTCTAAGATTGTATCGCAGCCAGTAGTTTGAAGAAGAAGTTGAGTTTTAATTAGAAATTCTTTAGATGTATTACAGAGAGTATAAATACTATCCTTTACGATTAGGTCTCTGTCGATAAAAGATTGGAGCCACTTCAATTTAATATCTATTCTACAATTCAAAGGAACTTCAAGACCTGAATAATTAATTGCTCCTCTTGTAATAAGTGGAAAATTACATTGTTTAAGTTGAATCCCTGGAATTAAGTCCTTAGCTTCAAATTTCTTATTAGTTTCAGTATAAAACTTGTGATATTCTGTGCAATCAACGGTAGCTCCATTTGAAAGAGTTACTTTAATCAACGACTGATTAGTTCCAGTTTTACAAATTAAAGTTTTACTGAATTCTTCTCCATTCCATACTTCTACTTCTGTTCCAGCTAAACTTTCAATCGAAAAGTAACCTTCTCTGGTAAGAATCATGGTCTCTGGGGCTACACAAAGGTTCGAATTTTTAATAGTTCCTAGATTTTTCTGGTTATTTTTCTGATTAACAGCGTTCGAGTATAGCATATAAGGCATACCTGTTTCAATTTGACTTACGATAATTTTAGACCAAATATCCCTAGCTTTCAGTTTTTGCCTTGATTTTCCTTCTGCAACGTATTGTTGATGAAGGCGCTTGTAAGCTTCTCCAAATGAATCTGAGAGATCTGGACAGTCGTCTGGAGAAAGTAGATCCCAATCAAGATCGTTTTCTACGCATTCCATGAAGTAATCAGATACCCAGAGTGCACTAAATAAGTCTCTCGCTCGTAAATTTTCATCTCCTGTATTTTTACGAATATCAAGAAATTCCATGATATCAGGATGATTTGTTGGTAGGTAAATTGCTATCGACCCTTTTCTTTTCCCACCTTGATTAACATACCTGCCGATGTCATTGAATAAACGGAGTAAACTTATGATACTTTCTGTTTTACCACCAGTCCCTTTAATAATAGAATTTTTACCTCTTATGTCTCCAACATTTAAACCGATACCCCCAGCAAATTTAGAAATTTGTGCAGTTTTTCCAACAGTTTCCATGATATTCTCTAAACTGTCATCCATTGAAAGCAAAAAACAACTTGAATTTTGTTGTCTTTTAGTCCCACTATTAAAAAGCGTAGGAGAAGCATGTGTAAAAAGTAATTTACTGAAAATGTTGTAGCTTTCTATTGCTTCAGTTACATCCAAATTTCCACAAGAGTTATGAAGACCTAGAGCTACTCTCATCATCATAAATTGAGGAGTCTCTATGATAACGCTTTTTCTTGTGTTATTATCCATTTTTTTAAGGAGATAACTTCTTTCTAAAGTTTTCAATCCAAAAAAATCAAAAAGATAATCATTTTCAAGATTAATAGTTTTATCTAAAAGTTCTTTATTCTTTCTGACAGCTTTCATTACATTGTCATCTATAACAGAAGTCTGACTAAATTCAGAACTGTGAAGTATTTCAATTGCATCGGAAAATTTTTTTGGAGTATTTTTATGAAGATTACTAATTGAAATCCTTGCTGCTAAAGTATTGTAATCAGGATGGTCAATTTTTGCAGCAGCAAGACGAGCAGATATTTCATCGATCTGGGTAGTAGAAATACCATCAAAAAGATTAGAAATAATTTCGATACAAAGTTCGTCTAAATTCACGCCTCCAAGAACTTTTAAACCAGCTTTACTATTTTCTTTTTCAACTAATTTAGCAATTCTATAGTGAATCTTCTCAAAATTCAATTGTTGTTCTGAACCGTTTCTTTTGATAATTTTCATTTCAATGTATTAATATTACTAACAATTATTTTTTTAACTTGGTTTTTCCGAAGAAAATCTTTAAAAAAATAAAAGACTATCTGATGCAAGATAAAAATATTTTAAAATTTTGTAGTAAGTTACACAATTGTTGATGTATCAATTTCTGTAACAATTTCTGCAATTGTTGATGTATCAATTTCTGTAACAATTTCTGCAATTGTTGATGTATCAATTTCTGTAACAATTTCTGCAATTGTTGCTGTATCAATTTCTGTTATTGTTTCTGTGACAGTCGCTGTTATTGTTTCTGTGACAGTCTTGCAATTGTGGCGTGTATGATTATGACGATGAGGTTTTCGCGCAACAATAGTACCTGTCAATAATAAATATGAAAGAATAGAAATAAACATTGTTATACTTTTATACATGTAAAATAAAAAATCGATATATACTTAAAAAAAAAATATATATGTAAAGTAAATGAGTTCTGATAATAACAAACTTAAAATTGATCTTTTCACTACCCAATTTAACCAGTTGATAAATGATTTAATTGAGTTATATCCAAATGACAATAGTCTTACTTTACTCCAAACTGTTGCTAATGGGATGATATTTATGAACCCAAATTCGTTCGTAAAAACCACTGTTGATTATCTGAAACCATATAATGAAAAAATTTTAATAAAAGATGAATCCTTTTTCCTTAATGAAATTATTGCTGATTTCGAGAATCATACATTCATTGCTGATGAAATTAAAAAAGTCCATGATATATGGATTAAACCGGAAACTTCAGATGCTACAAAACAAAGTATATGGAAGTACTTCATATTTATGGTGAAACTTGGTAAAACTATTAAATTTTAGATATACAAAAATAACAGTGTCTTATAATTTTTTAAGTTTATTTTCAAATCTTAAAAAATAATTATTTTTACTTATTTTATTTGATGTAAATTACATAGATCACCGCCATGAGTTTTTTTATTACAAGATATTCCTTTTCTGGCACCTGTTTTAAATACTTTTTTGCAAAGAGTATCATCTTTTTTTGTAAAAAGATTTAAAACTCTCTTGTCTTCTTCAGGTTCTCTTAAATTTACTTTGGTTTCTTCAAGATCTTCGGATTCTCTTAAATTTACTTCGAGATCTTCAGAATCTCTTAAATTTACTTCGATTTCTTCGAGTTCTCTTAAATTTACTTCGGTTTCGTCAATTTCTAATATAACAGAAAGATTATCGCTTGTATCTAAAATTATCTGGTTAGATTGCCAATCATCGAATAAATGGTCAGAGTCGCTTTCAGCGTCTTCTAAATTTTCAATATATTCTTCTCCTGTTCCTTGATAATTATCTATTTCTTCATCTTCGATGGTGGAGCAGATTTCAGTCACCACTTCGCTTGCAGCTGACAGTTCATTTGTAATTGCTGTCAATTTATCAATTTTAGTTTTGAGATAGTTTATTTCATTGTAATTAGTAAAAACTACGAACATTACTGTAACCAATGTTAATATTATGATAATCAGGCCAATTGCACTATTATCCAATTCCATATTCTTATTATTATTATTTTATTAAATAATAATGAAAATTAAACTAATTTTATTTAAAACCCATTATTTTATCAAGAGTATTAGAATTGCTCTCGATTTTTGTCGATTTAGTTATTTTTTGTCTTTTAGATGCGTCTTTAATTTTAGATAAACTTAAACTATTAGAAGTATATTTATCAGTATCATCATTGAATTTTATAACATTATTACGCAACATTTCAGATGATCTAGAATCTTCTATTTGATATGGAATAAAAACCATAGGAGAAATATGAATAGATATATCTCTCCCTGTCTGAAAAGTTTTGCGGTAGTCTTCGATAGAAATTGGGCCTCCAAATTTCTTGAGACAATACGGAGAAGGAGCTTTTTTTATAGATTTAAAAGAACCAGTTAATTTTTTATGCATAAAGGAAACAAGATATTGATCAGCTTTTATATTTTTTTCCATTTTAAAAGCTAGAGCACAATTAAAAGAACAAAAACATCCATGGACTTTAAATATGTCCTGTTTGCCGATATATTTATCAGGCATACACACGGGATAAGTGTCGAATTGATATGTGCACCACCAGCAAGCTATATCAGTGTTCGTCAACTTAATACGTGCAAATTCTTCTACTCCAATTTCAGAAGGGAATAAATTTATAGTATCATATATAACTGTCTCGATTTGTTTACCTTTAGCCCCGTTATAAGTATAATTATACTTATTTACAACAGGCTCTATATGTTTTTTCTCCAAATTATTACTATTTGGAACATGTTGTTTTTGATTAATTGATGAAAATGATAATTCCTTTATTCTTTCTAAAGTGATAGGAAGGCGCAATATGATTTTTTCTTCTAAGCAAGACAGTGCGGGTTCTTCTTTGATGCTGTTCATTCCAAAATTGATTTCTTTAGGTTTGCGACCACGTTTAGAAGTGCTTTTAATTTTAATCATTCTTGTTATTATTTATTAATTTTGTTTTTTTAACTTATTTTTGAAAATTGACAATAGTTGACTTTTAAAACAATTTCAAACTCTGTATCCTGAGATTCAGAAGTTGAAAAGAAAACAATCAAATCTTCAAAGTTTTCTTCGTGGTCAAAGTTTATGATATTTTCTTCTTCAAAATTTACAAGGTTCCCTATTTGACAAGGTACTTCAGTATTAAATAATTTGACGAGATCTTCCATGTCATTTTTATTTCCCCTAATATCAATATGTATATTTTTATTTTTTTGTAATTTATATCGATCGCACCCATTGTAAATATTTTTATTTTTATAATTATTTTCACTGAAGCCAAGTATCGATAAAATATTTGATTTTTCACTGATTATGTTAAAAACCATATTTTTCTCTACGGCATTGATCTGAGCTCGAAGTAAATCCTTTTTATTATCTATAAATGGTGCTTTAGAAGAAAATAAAGATAACTTTGATGTAATACTGTTAAAAGTTAAATTATAAATATTTTTTGATATACTGTTCTCATTCATTAAATTTGCTATTTCTTCTATAAATTGTTCTTTTGTATAATTTCCAGGTTCTACTTGAATTAAAATTTCTTGAGACCATAAATCTTTATCTTCTGCTAATTTTTCTTGAAATACCAATGTGTTGTAATCTTCGCTTACTGTATAATCTGATATATAATCAAGCATGATTGATTTCATTTGAATAGAAACAATATTTTTTAAGTTAATTTTAGTATGATTTTCAGATAATTTTATAGTTTGACTATAAATCTGTGTTGATATATTTATAAAATCTTCTGTTTTTTTTGGAAGCAGTGTATCTGATAAAAAAATTTCAGGTTTTTTAAGTATATATTTTATCATCTCATTTGACACAATACCATTGATGACATGAAGATCGCTGTGTTCTCCTTCGTGTTTATAAATTGTAGCAGCAATTTTATTAAAATTTGCCATAAATGTAGAGTCTATGTTCAATTGTTTATTAGGATCTTTAATAGAGTCTTTGACAGTTATCATGATATTATTTATAATATCATCAATATTTTTTTGATCTGTAAATTCTTCAGGGCGTGTTTTATTTCTATAATCTTTCTCGTAATTAAATTTGTCAAGATATCGATCCATTTTACTTATTACATTGGCTATTTATCTTTATTTTGAAATTTAATCGAATAAATATAAATTTCAAACCATCATGCAATCTAAATTACACTCATACCATCATGTAATCTAAATTATCAATATTGAGCAATTTTAAGAAATTTTCTTCGTTGCGTAACCATTTCGCTAAGAATAATACGCAATTTTTAATGGGGTCGTTTTCATTAAAATAATACATTGTAGTATGTGCTTTTTCATTGTACCAAAAAACAGTATAACTAACTAAATTGCAGTGATAATTTGCCTGAAAAGTAGGGAATTCTAATTTATATAAATCACAAAAATCTTTAAGCTGTTTCAAGTAATTCATGCGATTTATATAAATTCGATATTATTTTTTTAGATTTTAAACATGTTACAATACAATTCTATTATTCATCTGTTTTCTCGAAGTCTCCCTGCATGTGATTTTAAGCATGAATGCGTGTTGTTCTGCTTTAGCTGTAGAACCTCCAGCATTCCCAAAATTGTAGATATCTCCATTATAGTCCCTGATTTTTACAGCAAGACTACTTAGTCGTGCTATTGGAGTTTTCAACTCCAACGAAGTTTGGCATGCAACAGAGAGTTCTGGGTTAATAAACCCCCCAATTGTTTTAGACGAAGCTTTCAATGGTAGCATACAAAACCCGTGATGACGTGTAGTTGCTGATTCAAAATCAATAAAATTCAATTCTCCTAGATCGATTGTAAGATAGGGCTCGTCTAAAATATTTGCTGTATTAGGAAATAATACCGAAACCAGTGAAACTTTTACGATATTTCTATAGTCGTTATTTAAATTAATCCTGTAATCATAATGCAATGGATACTTGGATGCGTCTCTAGAACTAGAATTTACTGTAATATAATGAGGGGTATCGGTGTAAACGATACCTTGTTCTTGAATCACGCTTAATTGAGGAGAATTGGCACTAGGATAATTACTTTGAATTGAACTTCCATTGGCGGAAGGAGTTTGATAAGCTCGATCAAGACGCAAGTGTTCCATATTACTATTCTTTTATTTTATTTCTTTAACTTGATTTTGACAAATATCAAAATTTAATATTTGTCAATGAGTTTTATTTGATTTTTTTACGAAAAATTTCAAATTTATCTAAACTATTGAATTTAAATCCAGTACGATTAACATGATCGTGAACAAGGCTTTTATTATATTCTTTGATAGATGCCTCATTGATTTCTACGGAAGATGTTTCATTATTATAAATTGTAGTAATTCTAAAAGGTTTCACAGAATTAATTAATTTATAAAAATTTGAATATTTATCATTGGAAATAACAAGTGATTTTTCTGGTAATAATAGATGATATAGTAAACAAACATAATCATCTCTTTCGCGATTTATACTTTTGGTTTCGCAAGTGTCTTCCACTACAATATACGTGATGTTTTTATACCGCTTAGTCAATTCTCGAATAATTTCAAGATCAACTTCAAAAATATTTTTAGCGATAATAATAGTTTTTCTTCCTGCAATAGCAGTAATTATTCTTTCCATGCAAATTTGATAAGTTTCTAAAGAAAAGGTTTTAAATTTGCAAAATTTAATCAAAGTGCAATAACAATTATAGAAATCTATAATAACTGTTGTATTTTTACATATAATATTGTCAAAAACTAATTGTTTTTTACTTTTTGCAATATCAAGAATTATATTAGTATTCATCATAATTAATAAAATATTTTTCTTTTTAACTTGTCTCGAAAGTGTGAATAGTCAGAGGAATTTCCGAGTTTCTTGATAATTTTAAGAAGATATCTTTTAGTCTGTTAATTTCATCAGTATCTGATGGTTTTATGCGAATATCGATGATATCTGTAATATTATCAAAAATCCCAGTTCTATTTGCTATAAGAATATCTATTATATTTCCTTTGATAAAATAATGATGTTCTTTGGATAATTTTTTTTTCATTTTTACGATATCATTTACTCCTTTAGGAATATCATAAATTTTAGGATCAGGTAAATTGTCATTGTTCGAAGCATCATGTAATAATAATGTTTTTTTTAATAATACTTTTGATATTACGTCGATGACAGTATCTTTTTTCGACTTATAAGGTGAAATTTGTGCGATTATAGGAATATCGATGCATATTGTCCTATTTCTCAAAGAAATCTGACTCCTACACATTATACAATTAAAATAGTTATCATTTCGTGTAGTAGAAATGATATGCGATGAAACACAATTAGCACAGACTATATTTAAACAGCATTTAAATAAAACTGGGAGTTTAAATTCGTCAAAACATATGCTGCAATTCTCATTTGAAATATTCATTATATTTTCTGAAACAGTTTTAATCCTTGTTTCTTCAAAGCTATTATTTGCTTTGTGATCATTTATATATTCAATTGTATTTTTTTGATCAGATAATAATCCCGAACGCAAATAAAAATCTGAATTATCATTAAAAAATTTATAAGTTTTATTTACCGCAATAAATTTTGTCTTCATATATTCTTCTTGATTAGAATTACCAATAAATGTTTCAAAATCGAAAGCACTGTTTATAATATAATTCTGAAAAGATATATGGAAAGCATCATTATCGGAAAGCAAAGCCCATGAAAATATAAATTTTAAATTAGCTGACATATAATAGTATTCAGGAGACAAATTGGTTTCGATAATTACCCTATTCCATATAGTATCCCTGTTATTCCTCAAAAAGTCTGAATAATTGAATGATGAAAGTAGTGCTATGACTGGTGCTTTAGATATATTTATCTCTTTAAAATCATCCTTTTTTTTCAATTTAATAAATTTAACATTAAGTAATCTCATTTCTTTTTCCCAGTTCGGAATTAGCATAGGGGGAAGAACCACTAAATTTGTGCGCGTATAATACATGTCTAAAATAGGGGGCTGATATTCTCGGATCATATCGCGCGATACTGCTTTACCGCGTTTAATTTTATCGGCTTCATCGATCGAATCTCCGAATGATGCCTTGCATGTTGCGACAATTGTCCTAGTTTTTCCAGAACCTCTGATAGTTTTCAATACTCCATATTTTCTTGAGACTATATCAAAACTGGTATTATCAGTAGCTATATTTAACGGCGTTTCATCTTCAATTTTAAGAATATCAAAAGCAGTTTGAATTTGAAAATCAATTAAATTATTTTTTATACTGTCAATAACACGTTTTCTTGAATATAAATTATCACCCATTTATATTCATAAATTCTTATTTTTTTAACTTTGACTTCAGAAAATTAATTATTTATTTTGTATCTCTGGTGTAGTTCTTCTGGGAGACTATTACCGTCATCAACCCAGTCTCTAACGCAAATACTGTAAATTTCTTTCTTAGATTTTCCATGAAATATATCATATGTTATACTTAAGAAATCCATATTTTCCATGATAAACTTTTCTTCTATATAATCTAGCTTTATTTCCTCTAAAATACCTACCCCGTTTTTAATATAATTTTTAATAGGATAATCGAAAAGAGAATAAGAAATATTTGCAAAATATTCCGATAATTCCTGCTTTCTTTGAAAAGCAGAGCTATATTCTATTTTTATATTATTTATTTGCTCTCGGATATATATATTGTAATTATCGAAATCGTCAACATCAGTTGTAAATAAAATATCTTTAAGAAGATCTTTAAAGTACGTGTAATCTAAATTTGGCAGATCATAATTAAAATCAGATAAGAATTTCATTTCTATTATTTTATATATCAAAATCTCTGCCAAATCATCATTTTGTTTAGATGATATATTTAAGATGTATCTTCTAAATAATCCTTTAGTATAATGATTTATAAAATCTGAGAAAAGCAATATATTTATATTGAATTTTACTTCTAAAAGAGATCTTAAAATTGAAAATTTAGTAATATAAAGTATTTGTCTTCTGAATTTTTCTTTTCTTTTATTTTCACAATAAAATATCATATCTCGCTCACTATCGAATCTGTATTTTAATCGGTCTTTTAGCTCGGATAAAAGATATACCTTTATTTTTCTACGTGTATTCCATGAATTTGGTTTCTCAAAGTATTTAACCCCTTTAAAATCAAAATCAGTTAGAAAAAGTTCTCTTTTTGCAGAACTTTTAGTTATCAAGGTGTATTCAGGGCAAATTTTCTGGCACTTATTGCATATTCTTATATTCTTAAATTTATGAATAACCGTTGTTTGGCGATGACAATTTATGCATAATTTATTATATAAACTAATATATTTACTTTTATACGTCTTAAAATTCCCGTTCAAAGTAACTGAATAATCTACAAGTGATCTAAATTTCCATGAAATATTATCGCTTCCTATTAATTTATTTAGGTATTTATTTACTTTAGATAAATTAATAAAATCTTTTGTATTTAAATAAAGCCCTATCTGATTTGTCAATTCTACTGGCAACTCGTTCATACAATTTATAAAATAAAAAAAAAATACAAAAAACTATTTCAAAGTTCTGTTAACTTTATTTTTTATCTTGAACCGAGTTTCTCCAATACAAAATCAAGTATACTCAGCATTTATTATTTTATAAAACTATTTCTTAAAATGGAAGATTTAGCCATTCTGTATTCTACGGCCGCAACAGTTCAATCTGAACAATAATAAAATCCATTTAAAAAAATAAATTGCTAATATATTACGCGACAATATGAATCAAACAAATGATATTCTCGGGCTTTATAACGTTTCGTCTCCTCCTTTTACCAATATTAATGATTTTTCTAAATATTATAGTGATTTATATCTTAAAAATAGGGAAAAGCGTAAAAGTAATAATTTGACACAATCTACTAAGAAAACGTGCGATACCTACAAGTATAATACGTGGGAAATTACAGGAGAACATTCAGGAATACGTTCAAAGGAAAGAACAAATGTGTTTTCTGAAGCAATTAAACGAGATAATCAAGCTAATTTTATAGCAAATTCACGAAACCCTAGAGAAAATCTTGAATTCAGACAATATGATCAGCTTATTTCTATAAAAGTTAACGGAGAAAAACGTTTCTATGATCTTTTTGATATTTATAAAAATTCAAAAAGTATTAAATTAGTGGAGAAAAAAAAGAAAAATTTTATTTTAAAATTTTTCAGTAAGTAAGATAAGAGATTAAATTTTATTTTAAAATTTTTCAGTAAGATAAGAGATTAAATTTTATTTTAAAATTTTTCAGTAAGATAAGAGATTAAATTTTATTTTAAAATTTTTCAGTAAGATAAGAGATTAAATTTTATTCTCTTATTTTAGATATACAAGAGTATGTTTGCAAATAAGTATATTGTCAATAAAGTATTCGATCAAAATGATGATATAGTCGCTTCATTATTTTCAGATGTGATTTTATCAGAAAATCCAGTAATTATAAAAAGTATTTTTTTCAGAAAATTTACTACTGAAAAAAATAAGATACTTTTATTTATTATATTATGTTCTTTAGTATATAAATATAATAGTTCATTTTATGAAACTTTGGATTACTGGGGACAAGACAAAAAAAGATTTAATTTATATAATATTGACAATGGGGATCTTGTTTATAGTACATTTTACTTTGATAATATTTTAATTTTAACTTTTAAAGGAACAAGTTCTATAAAAGATTTTTTAATTGACTGTGTATTTGTAAGAACCACGGATAAATTTATTGAAGGCAAAGTTCACAAAGGATTCCATGGTCTATTATCTAAGAATTTTAGATATGATAATATAATTAAAATGATCAACGAGTTTCCACTAGATACTAAAATATTTTTTACAGGACACTCTCTAGGAGCTGCTCTTGCAACCTTGATGATGGCGTATTCGCAAAAAGTTCTAGGAGAACGAGCAGAGTTAGTTACTTTTGGGTGTCCTCGGGTAGGCAATTCAAAGTTTGCTGCATCTATAAAAAAAAGCATACGCTGTGTAAATAGAGATGATGCTGTGGCCAAATTACCACTTCCTATACGTTTTACACATACATCCACAGAAAAAATTCTCGGAAAAACAACTTTATTTAACTTTTCATTATATGATCACTTTATAGATTCTTACTACAATACTGTAAGTTTTTGAAAGTCAAAGTTCATTCGATATTTTTTTTATATATATAGAATATTAACAAAACTTCTTATGGATCTAACTATCCCGATAATTTTTGCTATAGGATATACTGCTTATAGTTTATCAGAAAAAGAATCAAGAAGCTCTGAACAACTAAGAACAAAAAAATCTGAAAATTCTAAAAGCGTTGGTGATAATATTTACTCTTCTAAAGACACCAAATTGAACAGAATTAAACTCCAAGAAAAAGCTGATAAACGTTATGATAAATCTAAAAATACTCAGCTTACCAACATTGTACCTAATCTGTTTAACACGAGCTGCCAAGTAGATTGTAAGGGAGAAATTATCCCCCAAAGGACAGTCCAGACTGTGCTTCCAAGTGTTACTGAAAATCAAACAATAGATAAAGCTAGTCAAATTTTATCAGGACCAATGTTTAGAACATCTGATATAGGAGGTATTCAACAAAATTCCAATACTACTATTTTTACTGATACAAAAGAAAATTTTTCAAATTTCAGCAGTTTAGCTGGAGGCAATGTCCCTGTCAATTCTCATAATAATATGCAACCATTCTTTGGTGGTTCTGTTAAACAATCGAACAAAGACATTGACACTGTTGGGATGTTTACAGGAAATAGTCCACTTTATCAAAGTAAAACAGAAGCTTCGTCTTTTTTTGTTCCTGAAAAACAAAATATTTATGGTGCTCAATTTAATCCTGATCTTTCAAGTTATGTTCAAAGTAATCTTAAAACTGATTTACTTCCAGCTGCACAAATAAAAGAGACTTATATTCTTGCAGATAATCTTAGACCAACATATAAAACTATCGATGAATTAGAAGTTAATCCTAAACAAAGTTATTCTGGAAGAATTGTAGAAGGCCAAAAAGGTTCTGAACGGGGCTTATTTGAAAGTTTTAACAAAAATCGCCCAGAAACTATAGTTGAAAATTCGCCTACACGGTACATAGTAGAAGGACAGAGTAAAGCAGCTATCAGAGAAAATTTTATAAATGGAAAAGAAAATTTATCAGAATCTGCATTGGGGCTTAACCCAGGTTCAGATCCTTCAATGATTAAACAAACTACAAGATTAACTAAAGATTTAGAAGATATATTTTCTTCTCTTACACAAACTTCCACATTAAATTCTGACAAGTCTTTTGGATTTAGAAATTCACAAGCAAGTAATTATCAAACTGATTTTCTTAAAAAAGATTCTATTAAAATCAGAGACCAAGAACGTGATACAACAAATCAAAGTTATATAAGTATGCCAAAAAATACAAGTCTTGGATTGAAAAAACAAGACATCGAATGTCCTAGAACTACTATTAAAGATACCAATCTTTATAGTCATATTGGCAATAGTCAAACTGAAAATAAAAAACCTATAAATTATTCTGCAGAAGAGACAAGGGAATCATGTAAAATTGAAATTGAAAATTATATAAGTGCTCCAAATGGAAATATCCGTCAACAATCAAGAGAGCAATTTGATAATACAATGTTTTCAACTACCAAAGAAGTTCTTAGCGACCTGCAAAATTATATGTCTGGTAAATTAGAAGGAGATAAAGTCAGAACAACTTCTGATAATCTTAATGTTAAATTGCGACACGATGACAACAGGGAAAATAAGTATCAAGGTGCAAATTTCAATAGAATAGTCCAAGTTATTCCAGAATTTGCAGTTTTAGGTGAAAATACAAAAGGAATAAATGAATACAAGCAATTCGATAGGCTTTCAATGGATGCGAAAACTTTGCCTGAAAATAAATATGTTCAAGATATTTTAAAATAAAAAAATTGAATATAATATTCAATAATAATTTATAATACAAATGTCAGTCATTATTTACTCTCGAATCAGTTCAAAAGCTCAATCTCTTGAAGCTCAAACTTCATCATGCAAAGATTACTGTGTTAAAAATAATTTAACAGTTACTGAAATTATCACAGAAACTGGGTCTGGAAGATCAATGAAGAACTTGAAAAAGTTAAGAAAATTGATAACAGGTTCAAAAAACATTACTATTCTAGTTTATTCTGTTGATCGTTTTTCCAGAAATACAGCTGACGCACTTAATTTTATGAAGATACTTGATTCTAACAACATTAATTTAATCTCTGTAGCTGATAATATTGATTTAAGCAGTGGTTCTGGAAGACACTCATTCCGAATGAGGGTGAGTGCAGCCGAACTTGAAATTGATCTTCTTTCTGAAAGAGTGAAAAGATCAATTGCTTTCAAAAGAAGTCGAGGAGACTTTATCGGAGTTGCTCCTTATGGATATAAAACACAATTTATTGGTAAAAGATTTTTAATTCCATGCGAAATCGAACAGGAAACTAAAATGTTTATTAATCGATTTCATAATAAACATTTTAGTTCTAAAATGTTTACTGAAGCCCTTTATCATTTATTAAATATCTATAATAAAAGCCCGGACTTTTATGTCAGCGTAGTATTTGAAGAAAATAATGTTGAAACCGACACTGTCTTGATTTCAGCAGAAATGATATCAGATATTCTAAATGAATATCTGATTCCAAAAAGAAATGGAAAATGGACTAAAAATTCTGTAAAGAATATATCTAAATCAAGTAATATTTTAGCAAACCAATTTAATCATTTATCTATCTGAAAAAACACTAAAAAACACTAAAAAACACTAAAAAACACTAAAAAACACTAAAAAACACTAAAAAACACTAAAAAACACTAAAAAACCCATATAAAAACGTATGGGTTTTTTTCACGTACAAAAAGTCTATGGTTGCATGGGTTTAAATATGATTTTAAAATTACAATATAAAAGTAATAATGTCAGATGCTGCATATACAACAAAACAAATAAAGTTATTTGGTAAAATTCATCAAGAATTTTTAAATGAATACAATGTAATAACTAATCAACCACTTAAAATTTTTAAAATCAAAAAAAGCAGCATTTTACTTTGTTACCTCGAGGATGTATCAGAAGTAATCGACGACTTCCTTGATTGCAAGGAAAATTGTTTAAAAGAAGTAACCCTATTTAAATTGAATGGTATCAACTCAAGTAAAGCTAAATTGAACTGGAAATATCTTCACAATTTATTTTGGATTGTTAAAAAAGACAAAACTCCTGAAATTTTAGAGAGATCAAAAGCTGGTATTTCAAATTCAGAATTAGCGGTCCTTATTACGCCAAAAGGGAATTTAAATGGGTCGAAAAACAGTTTAGATTCAATTCAAAAATTAATGTCAAGCAGTATATTCGGTAATATTATTAAAGAAATGTCTGGAGATATCCAGAAGTCTTTAGAAGGCAAAGACTTATCAATGATTAATCCGTCAGAACTACTAAGTAGTTTAATGGGAGGAGAGACAAAAGTAGTTGGAGGCATTGACTTCAGTAGTATTATAGAAAAATCTACAAAGTCCCTTAAAACTAAAGTAGAAAATGGAGAAATCGATCTAAATCAACTAAAAGAATCAGCAAGTAACATAGCTGGCTCGCTTGGCAGTCTTAATTTGGATCTAGACTGAATTGATTTGTCATTTTCTCTAGAATAGTGTTGAAATTCTGATAAAAATTTTAAATTTCGTTTATTGTAAAGTGCGCCTGGAAATCTGCATATTACAAAGTCGATAGCATCTATAATTGAATAACAGTAGTATTTAATAAGATATATCACTAAAATACTTGAAGACATTTCTTTATTATTATCATAAATCAATATGTCTATTGCATAATTATTTGCTTCTCTTAAAATATTAAGTATTTTAGTGATATTTTTAGATAAATTCCACTTCACATTTAGATTGAAGTTGTACGTAGTTGTATTTTTTGGTAAATCGAAATTTAATTCTAAAGATTCACCTGAAAGATTTAAAATAATACTTTTTATTTCAAATGAATTGTAATTCCCTGTAAATATGCCTGGAAGTATCTCATATAGATTAGATTTCATTCTATTATTGTAATTATTAAAGAAATTTATTTTTTTATCTGGTTTAAAACGCTAAATATTTTATATGCGCAATGTATATAAGCAATGATTGTAGTGGATCCTTTCTGGGCAAATGACTTGACTATTTTATTTAGAGAAGATAGGATATTAGAATTTTTTATTACAAAGGATCTCTTATTCGAAGAAAAATTAAATGCTATTGTTAGATTTGGAATTTATACTGCCATTATTCTTTCACTTTATCAAAGTGATCCCAAATTTTTATTACTTGCCGCGATTCCGTTAGGTTTAACATATTTTATTTACCATAATTTTTCAAAAGAAGACTACGCCCCTGGAATTCCAAAAGAGTATAAAGAAAAATTCGATTCTGAAACAGAAATTTTAGTTCCTACAAAGAATAATCCTTTTATGAACCCAAGTATTATGGATACTGTTCAAAAAAATGCTCCTAACTACTCGAAAAAAACACCAGAAGCAGCTGAAATTCGCGGAGAGATAGAGAAGAATTTCGATATAAATTTGTACCAGGATGTTAATGACGTGTTTGAGACTCAAAATTCAAGAAGACAATTTTACACAGTTCCTAGTAACAATGATGATATCAAAGACTTTCTCTACGGCGATATGCGTTCTGGTAAAGAAGATCAATATGAAAACGGGAGAAATTTACATGAGTCACTTCAGACTAGCAATAGGAATGAAATTTAAAATGATTTATTTTATTTTCTTAAATTATATATATATGGTCAATCTTGCCACTATTTTTCAAAGACCAATAAAACAAAAAGACACAGATAAAGAAGAAGCTGCAGCTAAAGTTGCTGCGAATATTTCTAGACGTAAAATACAATCTGAAATGTCAGACTTTAAAAATAAGAATTCGTTGTCTTCAAATAAGAATTCGTTGTCTTCAAATAAGAATTCGTTGTCTTCAAATAAGAGTAAAAAATCAATTGGTAGATTGAGTACTATAAAAAATTCAGATAAATTTGCAAAAAAATAAGAAATAATTTATTTTATATTTTTATATTATATCAAATGAAAACTAGTAAAGAAACTAAAGCAAGAAAAGCAGCATTCTCCAAAGCAGTGGAATTAATGAACTCTGCGCCAAAAGGGAAAAAACTTCCTACTACTACCAATTCTCAGGCAAAAGCGACTTATAAAAGGAATGTAGATGGTCCATATCTAAGAAGAAATATTGGCCTTGATGAACTTTTAGATATTGCAGAGATTGCAAAAACTTTTGGTAAATTATCTTTGAAGTCAAGTTCTAGTAGTTCCAGTAGTTCTATTGCTAGAAAATCCACATTAAAAAAATAATCGCAATTGATGATAAAGTTAAAAATAAAACTTTATTATTAATTAATTCTATGGGTATTAAAGGCTTATCATCATTTGTAAAATCTTACGGGACTATTAAAAAAATGAGTGACTATTCTGGACTGACAGTAGCTATAGATGCTCCTATCTATATGTTCAAATTCAAGTATCTTTCAACTACAGAACAATTTATAAACAATTTTAAAACACAAATTAGCTTATTTAAAAAACACAATATTTCACCTATTTACATTTTTGATGGAAAACATCCAAAAGAAAAACAAGAAACCAGAGAAGCTCGTAAAAAAACACAAACAATCTTTATCACGGAAGAGGACAATCAATTGCTTAGAGAATTATTTAATGAATCGGGGGTTAGATGGGTTACAGCGCCAAGTGAAGCAGAAAAACTATGTTCTTATTTTAGTAAAATAGGAAAAGTAGATTTTGCAATGTCTAATGATTATGACACATTTGTTTTTGGATGCAAGAAATTACTTGTTTATTCGAAAAATGAATACGTTGAGTATCTTCCTGAAACAATTCTAGAAGACTTAAATTTAAGTCGAAATGAATTTTTAGAAATTTCTATTGCTTCTGGCTGTGATTTTTATCCAAGCGGGATCCCCGGTATTGGTATTAAAAAAGGTTTGAAACTTGTAGAAAAAGGTAAGAAAATTGAAGATTGGGGAGCAACGCAAGAATTTCTTGATATTTTACCGACTATAAAAAATATCTTTACAGATTTCACAGAAGAAGAACGTGTTGAAATACCAAAAATATCTATATCACAGGTAATCGAATTCGAGAATAGCCTTATAGAGATTGATGATATCGGTTCTGACACAGATACTGACACTGAATCAAATTCAGATGAATTAAATTAAAAAATTATTTTATAATTTTTAATTTTTTTCGCCAATCATTTCATTTGATATAAAAGACGTCTTGGATCAAATTTAGATACTGGGTTTTTATATTCATTCGATTTTACAGATAAAGGAAAGTGGGTTTCATTTAGGGTATCTGGGTCACGGGGGTTAGCTAGAGCACCTGGGAAAAGTGGAATACTTGAAACATTTTTACTGGTAGTTTTAAACTTATAATATAATATTTTTGAAATTAAAGCTGAACCTATACCTGATAAAATTAATGCTGCTACTAATTTCTTGATACTATTTTTTTTAAGAAATTCTGTAAATGAATTCTTTTTAGGCGTAATTGTCTTGTTCTTTTTAGACGTAATTGTCTTGTTCTTTTTAGACGTAATTGTTTTGATTTTTTTAGCCAATTCCATTTGTATAATTATATATTATGAAAAAATATTTTATGATAAAAAGTTGTTAAATTATTTCAAGTTAAAGAAATAACTTAAATATTAATTAACAAACAATGAGCTATAATAAAGAACAAACAACATTCATCGAAGTAAACAAAGTAGATTTTTCGGCGTTAAAATTTTCAAACACAAAACAAACAGCTGGACGTAGATTTCTAAATATGTATTATCTCAAGAAAAATCTTGGTTTAAAACTTCCAAAGTTAAGAATTCCTTTTGATACAAAAGTATCCAATTACGGACAACTTGAGGTAAATTTTAGTCTTGGCGATAATCAAGAACTTATTAAAAAAATTAAAGATCTTGATTCGAAAATGGTGGTTTTCGCGGAAGAAAATAATTGGCACAATGGAGAATGCGAATACGCTCCTATGCTTAAATTATCAAAAAACAATGCTTTCCCTCCAACTATCAGAATTAAAATTCCTCTTAAAAATGACACTATCGAGGCCAAATTCTTTGACTCTGAAAAAGTTCAACTTTCAATTAAGAACAGTGACGATGTTTGTAATTTACTTGTTAAGGGAACTTCTGCATTATCAGCAATTGAATGTGTCGGGGTGTGGTTCAATGCGGATCGATGGGGTCTTACATGGAAAGTTTGCCAGATTCGCCTGGAAAAAACAGGTAAAAGAGAGGTTTTAGAAGATTCGTGCTTTATGTCAGATTCTGATAATTCTATCGACAGTGATACTGAATTGCTTATCCAGGACGAGGACGAATAATTCGCTTAATTAAAAATTTATAATATTTGTGTAATTTTATAAATTTTTTACTGTACTTCAATGATATCGATCTTGCATTTCTTGCGAAGTAAACTAACTTGACTTTTACCTTTAGTACTGGCTTGGACCTTATTTTTAAATAAGCATCGGTCTTTTGCAGATTTGCATTCAAAACGATTAAATCCGTTCTTTATACAACTTGAATATACTTCATTACATTCAGCTTTAGCTTCAATTGATTCATCGGAAATAGGAACAAAAACCTCAGTGTACTTTATCTGGGCAAATTTTGATTTGTCACCTGACATATCTATGTAAGAAATTAACCCTTTTGTTTTATTTTTAAATTTTTCAACTTCTGATTCAACTACTTCGCCGTCTGAGTCAATAAATGAATTGGTAAATGAAGAAATATTAAAACGATCCCCTGGTTTAGTTAATAATAAATTAAATAATTGAATAGCCTCGATTGGATTTTCAGTTACGGGCGTACCTGTCATTAATACAATGCGAGCCCTATTTTCTCCGGAATTTAAGTACGATTCAAAGACCCGTTCTTGTATCACAGAAATGCTGTGGAGCTCCTGTGGTTTAAGATCTTTCGTGTACAATTTGTGAGCTTCATCGACAATAATTACAGTTTTATAGAAAGGGTCATTAGTTTTAGGATTAATCTTTTTAGCTTTTTCCAGTAAATCCCTGTAATTTTCACCTTTTCTTTTACATATGTTACTCCACTGTTTGTAGGAGTATACAGGAAAGGAACTCGGTGTAGGAAGAAGTATCAGCGCTTTATCAAGGTCTTTCTTTAGGGTAGTTCTAGTTATCCAAATCGCATTGAATCCTTGTTCTTGAAAATTTTTAACAGTACTAACAGCGCTCAATGTTTTACCTGAACCAACTGAATGAAATAAGAGAATTCCATTAGGATTTTTTGGAGTAAAGTAATTACTTACAAATTGCTGAGTATTATTAAGAGCAAATTTCTTCTTATCTGAATTATCACATGCATTTTCCAATTTAATTGCAGGCCACTTCAATTTTTTAAATTCTTTTTCAACTTGATCTTGCAATAATTCAGGACTCAGATTGAAATTCGGCATATTTATATTATAATAATATAATATAAATATGCCGAAAAAGATTACTCAAGAAAAGATTCCAAGAAATCCTGTAGCTTGCGCAAGGGAAGTCTTAAATTATTCCAGTATAGAAAGGTCGGACAGGTTTGATAAAAAAACATTTGATCCAGTGAAGTTTATAGAAAAAGTCCATATTGCATCTCCTTCAATGGAAGTTCTTTTAAAGAAAATAGAAAAACTTGACACTGAAGACAATATAAATCATAGGAAACTTTTTAAACACTATATATTTAGTGATTTAAAGAAGGGATACGGTGCTAAAATTTTAGCTTCCGGTTTT